CGCCTGCCAATTCGTTGATGCCCTAGTTAGAAAGACGGAAAATCACTAGGTTCTTGATGCCCTCGTGCCGTCTTAACTTATTTGATACCTACTTGTTCATTAATCCACTTCTGAAGCTCTACTACTTGAGCTGTGGTTTCTGCACATTGTCCAGCAAGAACATTGTAGGCGGAGATAACATCAGTGACGCTGGGGGCCGTGGAAAGTCCTGACACTTTACTGCTACTGGGGTTGTTCCACACGCTAGTAGACTTATAGTAGTTCCTAATAGCAGACAGCTTAGCTTCATATTCATCTTGAATTCCTTTTGTAACTAATGTTTGTTGTTTCGTGATTGATTCGACTTTTGCTTCTTGCTTCGCTGCTTCTTCTCTAACCACATGTTGAAAGTCAACGAATCGTTTATGCTCAAAGCTATAGCCAAGATACCAAGTACCAGCCAATAAAGCAACACATACTCCCATTTTGACATAAGTTAATACCGATAAAGGAAACATTATTTATCATCCAAAGGTTTAGTTGTCGTAGCTCTAAGATAAGCTATGACAATACCAATAACAAACATAGAGATACTGTATACCTTAGGGTCTAATAAGTCTTGAATATAAGAAGAATTATCTGAGATAGCCCCAAGTAAGAATAGTAAACCAGAGAACCACATAGTTCTCGACTTTAGCATTCCTTTAAACTTGTTCATTACTTAATCTTTTTCTTAACGGCAATCTTACTTTTAACTTTAGCTTTACCTGCTTTAGATAGTGCAATAGCAATAGCTTGTTTCTGTGGCTTTCCTTCTTTCATAGAAGTACGAATATTAGATGACACAGTCTTTTTAGAACTACCTGATTTGAGAGGCATGATTATCCTTTATAATTTGCATGTAAGAAGCATTCTTGCTCAGCAAGTCTACGCTTTAAAATACTATCGCTGTGTCCATTACTTACCATACACCACTTAGGAAACTCTACAGCAGCTTCGTTTTTTCTACCTTCTTTAAGTAGTTTAAGAAGTGTAGAACGCTTAAAAGCACCACATCCTAAGTTGTAAGTAAAAGACACGAGAGCATCAAACTCATATTGAGTAAGGTCTAGTGCTGAAGAATTGACACAATCTTCAGCAGACTTAACATCATCTCTGAGAAGTTGTGTAGCTTGTCCCATAGTAATAGGGCTTCCTTGAACTAAACCATCACCAACAACCATTAAATGTCCATAACCCACTGTCCATTTACTTGCTGTATCTAAGTAAGGCATACTACGAAAGCCTTCAAAGGTTTTAAGTTGTTCAATACCTTTGTCAGAAGTTCTCATGTTGCTGCTGTTTGTGAAGTTAAGATACCATTAGTAAATGTCATGCTACCATTAGAGCCAAGCGTAGTTAACTTAGCTGTAGTGATTGTTCCAGAATAGCCAGTAGGTTTGTGTTTAATATAATCTACGGCAGCAGTATTGGTTTGTGTCCAGTCAGACTGTACTTGATTAATACCAGGAATACCTGTAATAGTTCCACCAGTAATTCTAACGTTGTTAGCACTCTGAGTAGCCATATCACCTAGACCTAGATTAATACGAGCACCTGATGCGTTATTTGCTCCAGTACCACCTTGTAAAATAGACCAAACATTAATACCGCCTTGTGCTTGTTGAATGTAAGTACCTAAGTTACGAAACCAATCACGCCAGCTTTGTACTTCACCAATCTTATCTTGAGGAATTGGAGGTAAGTTATTAGCAGCCATCTTCAACACCTTCAGCGTAGCCACAACTTTGTAAATCTTCTAATGAATCTTGGACTTTGCATCCAATGTCAAGTCTGTAGGCGATTGAATTTGGAATCTCAATCTTCTTCTTAATCTTTCCGTAGACTGAATCACGAGCTTTCTCAATAGAATCTCCTAAACCTACTACTGTGCAGACATAGTCCCCAGCAGTAACAAACATAGGAACATCTAATTTAAGTTCTCCGTCAACCATTGCAGGACCTTTGCCCCATTGGACTTCACAAAGATGTACATCATTAACGGCATCTTCCATTGTCAAGCCCCAAATAGGATAACCAGAGTTTTCTTTCTTAGTCATACGACTATAAGGATAATCAGGAATGGTAACTACAACACCGCAAGCAATCTTATCTGAAGTCTTTAAAGTATCTTTACCATCAATCATGTCAAGCATCCATTGGGCAGGGTCTCCCTTGTGCAAAGACATCTGAATGTTAAACAAAGGCCAACCTGGACGAGTAGTGAACTCTAAAGGCCATGCTTTACCGTTCTTGTCAATAATGCAGTTCACATCGATATAACCTGTGTAGTCAATACCATGAAGCATATTTTCTAGTGGTTTGAGCATCTGGTCAGCTAGTTTAGATTCTTTAGTGTAGCGAACAATAGTACCTTGTTCACCAGTAGTAACACCTAATTCACCATCCATAAGCTTCTTGTGTTCCCAAGATTCACAGAAGTTCTTAGAGAAACCACCAGCACCAAACCAACCACCAACACCGAACTCAATGCCAGGACGAAACTCTTGAAGAATGAACTTACCTTTAAAGGATTTCTTTTTCTTCCAATAGCCAAGCATGTAAGTCATATCAGCAGCAGATTTAGCTACATAGGATAAAGTCTTATCTCCATCACCAATAGGTTTAGACACAAAGCGACGTGGGTTTTCTTTAACATAGGCGATAGCATCGTCATAGTTGTCAAAGGTTTGACTAGGAATAGTTTCAATGCCTGCTTTGTTCAGAATCTGCTCACCATAGTCACGTTCTTGTTCCCAACGAGTACCAGCTAAGTTTGCACCAAAGATAGGAAAACCTAAATCACGATAACGCTCTAGACCATGAATGTAATAGATGTTATCTGTAACAAAGATTAAGTCAGCCCATTTCATGTGGTCTTCCCACGAGCTAACTCGTTTAATAAGACCACCGTCACCTACTTCAGCACGTGAGCCATCTTTGTTATGACGTAAGAACATTTTAACTTCATGTCCTGCAGCTTCGCTACGAAGACCAAAGGAAAGACCGCAACCGCAGCCTGATGGGTCAATAATTAGTATTTTCATCTTGTTTCATCGCTAGGTGCTGCTACCACAGGAATAGAAGTTTTCATTAACAACCTACGGAATTGATTAATTTGTTTAGCAGCTTCTGCAGTGTTCATAACACTTGTCATTGCATCATATTTCTCAGCAGGAATATTAAATCTTTTTTGTACTTCAGGACCTATTTCATGCCACATTGCTTTAGCATCTTTTACAGTAGCATTATTTAAATAAGATAACATTTCTTGATTAAACTGTTTCATTCCTTCAGGAACTTTACTTAGATTCCATAGGTGTGCTTTTATTTCTTTAGCACCTCCAGCACCTTTTTCAAATAGACCAGGGAGTTCATCTTTAGCAATAGCAAGAGCTTCTTTAGAATAAGCATCACGAGCCATCTTTTCAGAAGCTTTACCAGTAGTAGAAGTTAGATATTCATTAAAAGCAGTACGGACTTTCTCAGCATCTTGCCAAGACATCTTAGTAGTAGCATTTTTTAAGTTCTCTACTACATCTTGACCAACTACTGCTTGTCCTTTAGCATTTCTAAATAAGTCACCAAATTTAGTTTCTTGAGCAGCGTTACCGCCAGTCAATGCTTTAAATTGAGCAGATTCTAAGAAAGACTTACCTGCTTTGCTTACTTTGTCGTAAGCTTGTTTAGTTTGTTCATATAGACCATGTGATATTGGTTTACCTGCAACAACAGCATCAGGATGAGCCGTAGCAAGTTCTTCAGCTACAGCACGTTGATTAATCATTTGACCAGCTTCGCCATGAGCTGCTGTGGCAGTTACAGGAGTAACTTCACCTGTAATAGGATTAATATGTTCTGTCTCACCAAAGGCTTTAGCACCTGCCTGAGCATCTACTTTAGCACCACCAGTAAAGAATTCTTTAGCTTTACCTACCATGCCTTGTGCAGCATAACCTGCTCCAGGAATACCAGTAGTTTGTCCTACTTTATAGGCCATTTTCTTAGCAATAAATGTTTCTACAGAATTGCCAAGCAGTGCTTTATATCCTGTAGATATAGCTTGTGTAGGTAACTTAGCACCTGCAGCAAGACCTGCTATTACTTGTGTTCCTGTACCAAAACCTAAATCTTTTGTTATTTGTTCTGCTAAACCTGAAGCAGCCCCTAGTACTACACCAGCAATAGCTGTAGGAACAGAAGCAACACCCATACCAGCGACTAATCCTATACCGCCTCCTATGGCAGCACTTGTGCCAATAGTTTTAGCATATTCACTAGCATCGCTAAGTTTAGCTTTAGAAGGGTCTCTACCAAATGTTTCTGTAATATCAGAACCTAATCTAGCACCTTCTTGTTTACCTTGTTCTTTTTGTTGTTGTTGTTTAAAAGAAGGAACTAAAAAGCCAACAATATCTTCAGGTTTATATCCAGCTTTTTCAGCAGCATCTTTATCAAAACTAGCTTCTTGAGAAACAAAAGAAGCAATCTCATCCATTGAATGCCCAGCAGCTTTAGCACCTGCTACATCAAACTGTACATTTACTTCAGCTTTAGGCTCAACAGCCTTAGCTGTGTCTACAGCAGGAGCAAAACCACTTTCTTTTGGAGTTACTTTAGAAGGTGCTATTCCTGCAGTAGCTCTAGCTGTATCAAAGCTTACTGGCATATTAATCCTTTTTAATAAGGAAAGAACTCATAGGAGCTGTTGGCTTACCTTCTGGTGTAGTAGTGCTTCCGCCACTTTCAGGGTATTTCTCAGCTACATAATTACCAAAAGTTTGTTTACTTCCTTCTTTAACTTGGTTTTGCCAAGTAAAGACATCTTGAGGAGTATATGGATATGCTTTGTTAATAGCTTGATAAGATTTAACAAGAGACTCACGTTGAGATTTATTTAATGTAGGATTTGAAGCTTGACCTTCAATACCTGCTCTAGCCGACTGAGCAAACTCAGCAAGCTTTTGATAAGCTAGTACAGGAC